ATGTACCGTTATTGTAAGTAGTGCCCCCTGCCTTTAGAGTGACAGTCTTAGGCATATGTACACGATGCTGCATTAAAGCCTTGATAAAATCATTTTCAGAAGAGAATAATTTACGAGTTTTCTCATGCATTTTATTTGCATAATAAGTTAATACTGTTGCATTCTGAGTTCTTGACGAAACACTATCCCCTATACTTCTACTCTTCCCTAATGGACCACCGGTGTGAAAACCAGTATGAACAAAATGACCATGTGCTTTTCCATATATCATTGTTTGAGACATATTGGTTAATTGTGCGACTAAGCCTGAGTTTGTTGTTTTGACTACAAATACTGCATCATTATTACCCCCAGTAACTGTTATTTTACTTCCATTAGTATAACCAGTACCTGCGTTATTACCAATTACCTGATTAATAATTTGACCAGCGATGGCTGTTATATTTACTGTTAATCCTGTTCCAGAAACGCTTGTGGTGGCAAGATTTGTACCAGTAGAAGGGTAACCTGTTCCATTTTGTCTGTTTGACCAATGAGTTCCTGATTGTGAAAGTCCAGTAACGATACCCTTTACCGGAGACTGTATACCATCTGCCATATTATTAGCGATATTGTGAGCGTATGCACTTTCCATGAAGTTTGAATGTTGTAAACTTCTGATGTATTTACTTTGAGATGGGAAGCCATTAGCAACATCAATTTGAGTGATGTAAGGATTTTGACCTCCACCATTATAGAGAATAGAATAATTACCTAAATCAATTTCATCAGTACCATCTGCTAAGTTTAGAGCACTGTTATGTCTCTCAAAGCCAAGCCCAACTTCTTTTGCCGAAGTCTGAACTTGCATATGAATATCTTGGAAAGCGATAAACTCACGGTCATGTGTTACATCGTAAAGAAGTACACGAGCATGACCAGCATTAGCGAGATAAGGGTCAAGGTATGCCACAGTAGGTGGGTTAGATAAATTAAGATTTGTGTAATTCAACTCTATGGTTTTATTGACATGTTGCACAAAATTACGAGCAGTTTCAATACAAGAGTTACCAATTAAAAAGTTCTCAAGTGGAATAGATTCACGAGGATTATCACTTAAAACCCCTTGACCATCATTGAAACCTACCCATACTAATGCTTCGTTGAATACCCCCCTACTCTTCGCAAACATTCCTTGTTGTGCATGAGGGTTATTGTAAGTCATATTTGACCAAACTGTGTCACCATGGCGCAACCCACCTTGGGCATAAGGGTATAACCATGTTCTATTGAGTATGGCCTCGTCGTCATTTTCCATAATATCTTGACAACCCACTCGCAAGTATACCTTAACAGCAGCAGTAGCAGCGGCGGCGGTGATATTAGCGACAAGAACGGCGTCATTGGCCGAAGGCATCGCACTCGCAAGTTGAATGATTGTGGGGCTTACTGCTGGCCCTGCTAAAACCACATTTTCTTGAATATCGGCTACTTGGCCTAAAAGAGTAGATTTTACTGCCGCAGTGCCATTCCAATACTCAGCGTAAATCCAATCACCAACTTGAACATTCAAACCTATAGAATTGGCTTGAAGTAACTCACTTATACTCACATTAGTTAGTGTTAATTCAGTTGAGGAAACCTTAGAAGAGATTTCCCAAGAAGCAGAATAATGCATAGGTCTTGCGGAGTTAGAAAGATTCAATGTATTATCTAAAAGAGTATTGAACTTATCTGTAGCAAAATGAGTAGCGAAGCCTTTTTTACTTAATGTAGCAATCTCTCCTCTCATATCTGCACTTTTCAAATAACTCGGTGCAGTGGTACTCTCTTTTGTTTGAATAATAATAGTTGATAAGGAATCATCAAGTGTTGCTATACCAGCACCTGAAGGATTGAACTTCTTATTATCTCCCTCTCCAAAATAAGTAAAGACATTTGTTCCTACTTCTAAGGTGTAATGTGGATGCCCCATTTCATATTCATAAGTAGGTGCGAAACCTGAAAATGAAGGGGGGTTCTCTACATTCGGAAATAAGTCTATATCTTCTCTACTCATAATTAAATAGGCAAAACCAGTGTATACAGAGCCATTCATAATCGGCTCTACCCCTAATACTGTACCTTTTGCTCTACCTGTTTGAGTTTTCGCTGCATGTGGGTTTGAAAGTGGCCCTGCTTTGAACTCGACAGCACTTACATACTGTCTTAATCCGTAGTCAATGTTTCCTCCTTGGGTCATTACACTCGCAGCATCATGATGATACTCACTCCTACCTTCAAAATCAGCCGCTAAGTTAAGTGCGTCACCCTTTAGCGGTACGATTACTTCCGAATCGTAACTATTTCCAACAGAAATAGGCATACCAACTGCTATATTATTTACAAACTCTTCAGAAAAATACCCAATCAGATTCGCTGGGCATTCAAGATAACCGTCTATAGTCGGGTCATTATTGTAAATAACCCAATCACCTGAAGGTAAAAATGCTCTATGATAAATAATAACATTATCTACATTGAAATAATTACTTACAGATGTCACTGATGCTGGAAATACTTTAGGATTATTTACATGTATTCTATAATTAGTTCCAACTGTTTCAAAATTAGTAACTAATGTTTTGTTATTCTTAGCATTGTTAAGTATATTCTCGGCGTAAGCAGAATATGCACTTCTGTCAGCAGGGGGCATATCTTTGTATCTACGCCCAACTGGTGACGGATTCCAAGAGTGGGCTGTCATTGTTGCATCAATATGGAGTTTTAATGAATTATCAGGGCTTGGGTAACTACCATTAAGAGCATCAGCAAAGAATTGACCTTTGAATAAAGGAATCTCTACTAATGCACGAGTTGATGCAAATTGAGTTCCGAGTTGATAATCATGAGATATATTGTCCATAGACTGGAACATACGGTCATTCACGGTACTGCCATCTGAATTGAGGTTCTCAATGTAAAAATGACCGTCTCCCATTAAGACTTCACCAAGGGCGTACTCATCAGCATTCCCGCCAGTGAGAGCGGCTGCTTGTGTACTTAATCCACTCCCTACTATCCACTCTTGGAAAGTAGCCACTGCTGAACCATTTGGTAAGATGAAGCGTTTAGTATTCACAGTTGAATCAGTGAAATGGAAGGAGACACCACTCTTAGATTGATACTCAGCAGTCGCCCCATTTTTTAGATAGATTTTACCAATTTCAGGGAATGGATAAGTACCCCAACTTTTCAAATCAGCAGATTCATTATTGAGAGGAGCGACTTCGATATATTGAACAGGATTAGCAGATGGTATAGACAAATCTATTCGTACCTTCGTTGCGAGACAAGAGAAACCTCTACGGCTGCTGTAAGGGAGACGAGATAATGCACTTGGGTCAAATGAAGGTTTAGTATCGTATGCACCTTGACCTATTCCACCAAGCGTTACACTCACTACAGGAGCATTAGGGTCTATTTCCTTGACTACATGAGAGTCAGGGCTACCTGAGCCTAATTCATTGATACTGCGTGTTGTAGCGACTTCTGAAAGACCCACACAACTAACAGAAGTAAACTTACCATCTTCACTTTCAATATCCTCAATCCCACGAAGTCTTTGACGACTCATGAGAAACATTAACGAGGCCATGTTATTACTATCGTTTCTATCTTTAGAAGAATAAATATGTTGTAGTTGGTTTGTTCGCCGTCTGTCAGATGGTTGAATAAAGAAGCGGTGACTAATACCAATTAAATGATTGATTTCTGTGTTATCAATAATATCAAACATTTCGTGTATTGAAGATGCTGAAGAAGTAATACCCACATCAAATTGTCCCGCACTTGGACTACCGTTTACTGTATATGGAGTCGTGCGAGAAAACTCTTTTGTTTTGTCTATATCCACGCTGGAATCTACTCTTTCTATGAAAATACGATGAAATACCGAGTCATGGTCGGCTTTTGAAGTATGAGAAGCCGAGACATTTCTTGGAGTAGAGTTACCAGTTGTACCCACCGCTGTAAAATTGACAGGAGTGAGACGCTCATCTAACTCTACATCTGACTCATATCCTTCGCTGTTATCCCCAACAAGCGAATGACTGTACTGCAAAGAACCCATATTCCCTTCTTCAGCCCCTGCAACATCAATATAGCCACCAGCAGAATACAAAGTAGCAGTACCAGCGGCTACATCAGTTGCTATATCGTTGTAGACATATCCACCACCTGACACCGAAACATTACCCGCTGGTACTGTTTTCTCTACCATGAGCATAGGTGCTGTCTTGCTCATAGAAGCCCCAGTGAAATCAATTGCATTATAGTGGACTTCCACATAAGGAGCAAGCCCACGAGAAGCGAGAGTAGGGACATGTAGTAATGCTATGCGACTTTGACTTGAAGGATGAAGATGGAACTTACGAGTATTACTATCAATATCATCTAAGTTTGCCGGAACCGGACCTCTCAGAATGAAAGGGAGTGGGTCAAAATTAGGCTCATTTGTCCTTGAACCTCCAATAGAGATGAGTTTTTGATTTGCACCACTTAATCCGTTTGATACAACTTCATGGGGTATACCAGTATTAACAACACCCTGAATCCCATAACGGGCTAAATCTCTGTAGTAATCTATTTGACTATTTATCGGGAACATCTTTCCGATACCCTTTGTTTTTTCGTCATACATCAAAGTCAAAATATCAGTATGACCTGCTTGTTGGTCAAGATTCTCGTCATTCGCACGAGGCATGGTTCGTAAATAATGATGCCCATTTACATGATTAAGAGTATGTCTACCCGAATGTCCTACTTGAAAAGTATCATCTAAATCAGTAGGCCAAACAACCGCAAATGGATTGTTAGGGTCTGAAGTCGTAGTAGACATACGGCTGGAATATAACATAGCGTGTTGCTCAAATATACCCTCATCTACCAACATTTGACCTGTTCTATCAAGTAACTGAGTAGCGAGGTGTGGTGGTTGATAGGGTCGCCCTGTCCCGTTTTCAATCAAAGAATCTGCCGAAATGATAACAAATGAGTTCGCCCCGTTCCCAACAGTATGAGTTGAATGTAGAATAGGGCGTAGGCCGTTTACATTGGTAGTAGTTTTGAAATCTAAGTGGACACTTGATACCAACAATTCACCACTGGAGATGTTGATGCGGTGTAGTCTTACTCGCTCAGGAGGTTTTTGATTTGGCTTCTTAGTATCTTGATTGATTGAACCGGGGTTGATGAGGAGATTGTAAGGGACATGGGGAATAGAATGAGTTAGAGTAGTACCGGGTGTAGTGTATCTATCAATTACAGAATAGTTGCCAGTGGAATATGGAGATACTGTGAAGTCCACATAAGTATCAGTGACGGTCTTACCAGTGAGAGCATTAGCCAAAGATTGAGCCTCAGCAGTAGAGATAGTGATTGCTGTGAGGTCATTCTCTGTTAAAGCAGCATCACTGTAAGTTGTATCAATGCTTGAAATAGTGTAGAGTCCACTTAACGGAGTAATTGGCTCTTCAAATCTGAATAATGAAAGAGTATTCTCGGTTACTAAAGCGGGATTACGACTTATCATTTCATCTTTGAAGGATTTAGAAATATGAATACATTCAATCACTCCTCTAAACTCACCACCCTTTCCACCAATGTAAACATGAGAATTACTCTTTGCCAATGTAACACCAGTGGGTATTATTTGACTGGCTATTACATCTCCATTAACATATATTCGGGCAAAACCATTCCCTAATGTTGCTACAATATGATAGAGTGGTCTTTGATTCATGCTCAGTGATGTTGCTTTATCCTTAGCACCATCAAAACGATTATACGAATCATCTAATCCACCAAATGTGGTTACAGGATATACATGACCATCGTGGTTATTTGTCTCAGGTAAAGCACTACGCAAGAAAACTTTCATATCCCCTGCGTGTGTTTTGATATTAACTTCAAACTCAATTGGACCGGGAGTATCAATAGTACCCATAGTTAGTCTGAATTGTTTCTCTTTAGATAATATGACACCACCACAATCAGGAACTACCCAAGCCTCAATAGCAAGAGTACCACCAAGAATATCTGTAATGACCCCAGTACCTGAATCTCCTTGAGAACTGGTATCTATGATGTCTGAGACTGATTTATGAGTAGCATCATATTCTCTTCCAAGTTTACTAAAATCGCCTTGAGGAATAATTACTCCGTCGCTCACTCCGTCAAAGAGTAAAGCGTGATTAGACTGGAGTATTATAGGCATTATATCACCTCAAATAATCATGTCAATTGGAGCGAATACCATTTGATAAGTGTAATGTTGTTCACCAGCATTATAACCGATGTCTAACTTTTGAATAGTCCCTTGTATACCAGTTGCATCATCACCAGTGTCAAACTCTCCACCAGCACCTTTTGTATTTCCATCTGATACTTTGTTATATGTGGTTTTATTCCATCCAGTTCTAATAAGGAAATTACGAAGGTCATATTTCCTACCATCTTCGGCCTGAATCATAGAGTTGTAAGGAATCTGTATTCCAATCGGGTAGTCTCCGTTGTAAAAGTTATCTTCAGTAATAGCACCAGTAACTATTGCAGAACCTCCTACTACTACTGCTGAACCCGCTAAAGCGAGAGCCGCCCCACCAGTAGCAGCGACTGCTGCTACTCCTAAGAGAGCACCAACGACGAGTGCGGCTGTACCTCTGTCTGTATTATGGAGAATACCATACAAATCTTGTACTTTATCTCCAGCAGATTTTACACGCCCTGCTGAACCACTTGCACCTCCAGCGAATGGGCGATGATATGGGGCATAATTAGACCCAGTATTAACAGTGAAATCTACTGAAGAAGTCCCTGACATATTACCAGTTGCTGTTTGAGTGAGTGTAATTTTTGAAGAGCCAGCAGCAGGTACAAACTCGGAAGTAGTTATGCTTGCTGAGATGGTGGCGTTAAGATGGCTCGCACCTAAAGCCGTAGACAAAGATGCGGCCATTTCCGCTGGAGTAAGGTGAGTGGTTAGATGATAGAAAATAGTTGTAGAACCGCCACCTGTAATTACATTTGATGTACCTTTTGAAACAAATAAAGAGGCTGTAGTGCTGGCCCCAAATAATACTTTTTTCACTGTTCCATCTTTTTGAGTTAATTCAAGTGACTGAAGATTTTGAAATCTTGAATTAGTAACTTGTGTGAAATTACCCACGCTGCTCAAATCTCCATGTTCAACCCCAAAGTCAATCATAGCAGTAGCGGCGGTTGCGGCAACCACTCGTCTATTTACATCATCATCAGTAAAAATACCTTCAATAACAATAGTAGAATTAACCATATTCATATCAATTCCAAAACGCATACCTCCACCAAATGGAATAGCCATACCTCCGACTTTACGCTCTACGCTCAAAGCAATAGAGAGAGCCATCAATTCCATAGGAGGAAAAGGCTCACCTCCAAAACCTAAGAAATCAGCAATAGCGTTATCTCCTAAGATACCCGAATCAAAGAAGAGTCGGATAGGTGTCCCGTAGCCATCTCCGCTCATCGGCCCGACCTCATTGTAGAGCCGCCGGATTGACGGGAGATTTCACTTTGGATAGTGCTACTCAATTTTCTTGCGAACTGTCGCTTGTCAGAGCGGTCTGTCATACCCGAGGCGTTGACATTGATGTTGAAAGTATTTCCGCCACCACCGCCACTACCGCCTCCTTCAAGTTCTACAGGAATAGAGCGCCCACCCGATAACGGTACGACAGCCTCTGTTCCGTGGAGCATAACAGGGTAGCCCGATTGAGGTCCAGTTGCTATACCACCATCAGCGTATCCCATCATGTCTAATCCAGCATCAATGACTTTGCCACCATACTCCATCACCGTTTCGATTGCATCGAGAATCGGCTGTATAGCATCCCATAGTAAATCTAATGCATATGCAAAAGCATCCCATACAGGTCCTAAGATATTATCCCAAGCCCAAGCCATACCAGCCACTATTCCATCCCAAATGACACCTATCATTTCCATTCCAGCAATAATTGATGGGCCGACGGCATCCCATAAAGGCCCGATGATACTGTCCCATGCCCAGCCCATGCCAGCCACGATTGCAGTCCAAACCGTTTGGATAACTCCCATACCAACAATCATAGCCGGTCCAACAGCATCCCATAAAGGCCCGATGATATTGTCCCATAACCAACCCATACCAGTCACAAGTACATCCCATATAGTACCTATAGCCATCATACCTACTGTCATGACAGGGCCAACAAGATTCCATAAAGGAACAATTACATTGTCCCATAGAAGTTTCATACCCACCATCAAAACATCCCATAGAGCGCCTAAAACTTGTAATCCCTTAACCATGATAGGACCGACGGTTTTCCAAAGTGGTACAATGAGTTTTTTCCATAGAAGTTTCATACCCTTCATCAAGGTTTTCCATAAATAACCTAATAATACTAATCCGGTTTCTATAGGTGTCTGTAAAGCCAACCATAAAGGCATGATTAACTCATCCCATAGAAGTTTCATACCCACCATAAATGCATCCCATAACACACTGAGCACTATTATACCTTCAGAGATAATCGTACCAAAAACATCCCATAAAGGAACGATAATTTCATCCCATAATATCTTGATACCCTCCCATGCTAAACCGAGTGTAGCCATAATGAACTCGGCTAAGAGGGTGATAATAGGTTCAGCCGCTTCCCATAGCCATTGAAAAATAGGTAGAATGTTTTCTTTGAACCAATCACTTACCCCTTGAAACTTTTCTTTAATGAATGAAATTGCGCTTCCAAATGCACCCACGACTGCTGAAATAGCGCCGCCGAAAATACCGGCAAGACCACCAAAGATACTTGAAATTGCACCAGCACCCGCTGTTAAACCACTAAGGGCTACTGTTAAGCCAGCCAGTGCTACCATCAGAAGTCCTCCATATTTAGGAAATCGTAGTCAAGAGAGACTGTTTCTCTACTCCCACTCTTTGAAGATTGATTAGACCTTTTATTGGCTTTCTCTTCTTCTTTGCGACCAACTATGGCCCATGTGAATGACTGAAAGAATTGTTGTGGAGTCATTTCGTGTACCTCTTTGATTGATATTGAATAGTGTTTTGCTACTATGTATGCTTTCATTTCCATTTGTAGTTCAAGGTCGGCGGGCGTGTTTATGACCTTGCGACTGAGAAAACTCTCAATCACTTTTTCCCGCTGCTGGTAAACCCCCCAGCCATCATTTCACCCAGTTCGTTAGGACTTGGTAATAAAGCCGAGATTTGCTCACCAACATATCCTGTGAGTTTTAATAACTCGTCAGGAGAAAGACTTGGATTAGTACGAATAACCCAATTTGTAAACGCATATTTGTAGTAACCTTCGAGATTCAAAGACATTTGACCATCTTTTTTAATATCGAACATTTCTTGACCTGCTTTTTGAATGTCAAAGAACGAAGTGTCACGAACCCAAACCTCCATTACGAGTTCCGGGTCGTCAGGGTCTACCCTTACTTCGTGCTTTACTTCGTCATGCCGTCTCATCAATAAGTTCTTGTTCGCTATTACTGTTGTCATTTGTCTCACCATTGGTCACTGCCGCTTCGTCAGCGGGGATGTCCGACTCAACATCAGCAGCCGCATCAGCGGGGGCCTCAGTCTCAGTCGTGGACTCAGATATACCTTCATCACTACGCTTCAATCGTAGTGCAAGTTCTGCCTTTGTACCGTAGACAGGTAATTCACGGTCTTTACATAGAGCCTTCAATTCTTTGACGGTCATAGCATCATAAGTAAGTTCTGTTGGAAAATCTTCACTGTCACCTATTTCTTCAGGAGTAGCGATTTCAGGAGTAATTACTTCCGATGTTGCTTCATATACCCTTTCAAGAGGCTCTTCGGTGACTTCTTCAACAACCTCTATCACCAAAAGTGCTGTAACTGCTTCTTCAATCAAGTGCAGTGAACGCTTTTGACCAGCAGAAATGATGTCTCCCCCTTCTACTCCAATTCGTGCCGCATACCAATGAGCATACTCATCGTGAGACATTCTACCATAATTGTATGCTCTTTCTGATGGTGTTAGCATGGTAATCATCTCAACTATGTAGTAGCGTGTCTGTTGCGACCACACGCATGGCCTTTGGCATAATCTTTAGAGGGGCTTTGATAACGCCCTTATCTTCAGGAATTGGAAGTGGTGCTTCTGTGATAACGAAATCATCCAGCAAGATGTCAATACTTTCACGACCAGCCGCTGTTCCCGGCTTAGTGAATGAAAGGCGAATCATATTGGCTGTAGAAGCACTGTGGCCCACTGCTCGGCGTACTTTGTGATAGAACACAGGGTCGTCAACAATGATTTCACAATCCATTGAATACTCTGTCTTTCCTTCAATAGCGAGTGAAGCATTACGAGCACCACCGAATGGGATTTGGTCAGTCTCGCTGTCAGTAATAGCAGCACCATTGATTGTGTAGAATTGTTGTACGCCAGTGTTACCACTGATGGTAAAGGAAACAACTTGCCCCAGTGTTACACCAGCGATACTTACAGTACCGTTATAGAACATGTATGGCTTCTGTGTACCCTTTTCAATACCAGCCTCTTTTCTCTTCGCAAGTGTACCAGCAGTCTCTTCAAACATACGATGAGCCGTATATCGGTCACCCTTACTGCCTGATGAATAATTAGCAACAGCACTTGTTTCAAGACGACCAGTATCGGTATAACAGAGAGAGGAGTCAAAGTTTACAGTCATACGAAGTGCAGCATCAGTATCTGCTGTAAGAGAGAAATCCTTCACTTTACAGCCCTTGTAGACACGAGTAAGTTGCTTAGTATCACTTGTACTACCATCAGTAACATCTGAGACTGAGCCTTCTGCATCGCTACGACGAATACTTACTTCCATGGCGAAGGAAGGTACAGTGCTACGAGAATAAAGACATCGGGTAACACCACGAGTCAATGCTCCTGTAGATGCACGATGAGGACTACCAGTAGAACCAGTTCCGTCTGCATCAAAGCGAATGAATCTCAAGGCACATGTAGCAGCATGAGGGAAACAAAGCCCATCATCAAGCCATACATTTGTACCATTGATAGCAGCGATACGACGAATCTCGTTTGTCTGAGTTTGATTAAAGTAATCTTCTCCTCCAACACCACTCGCTCCGAAGGCAGCACCTGCTCCCAAATCTCCAGCGGAATCGAATGTAATAGTATCTGTTACTGTTGTATCTTTGATAAGAACATAGTCACCAGCAGCGATTGCAGATGTCCCTGATACGAATGTACTTGCAGCAGTGGCTATAGTGATAAATGTCTCACCAATTTCAGTAGCAGCACCAAGAGTTCTATCAGCGGTCATAAGACTATCAAATTGTGTAGTAACTGCCACAGACTCCATTCCGAGTGCATAGTAAAGCCAACGAGGATTATGGAGATTTACTTCAAAAGACCCGCCTTCGCTTAGGAAGCGACCCGGTACTTGAACTGCCGCATCACGCCCAAGTCCTACAACATGGAATCTCTTGAGGTCTACTTTTGTTTCAGGTAATGTGAGTGTGGCAGCGAGTCCAACGAATTGGTCAGTAAGTATACGCTCACTACTGGAGGCTGCTGTGATATTCCAACCAGCCATATTAGCATCAAAGGTAGGAGTACCAAAGGCGTGAATAAAAATTGTATCTCCAGCGGTTGAAGAAGTAGGGGATGCTGCTGTTTTCAAAGCAGGGGTTACCGTTAATTCGGTGTGGTTACTTGCATGAACTTTATGCTCCATAATTGAATATGTACGCCCAGTAGTAGAAGTATCATCAGCACTGAATGCCCCTCCACCAATAATAGATAATCTACACCCAACTAACATACCAACTGGAAAGTTTAGTCTACCAGCATTACAAGGAGTAGAAGCAGCCCCACCTGAGAATGAAATTATACTGGTATTTGCCGATGCATCAGTGCTCAAATGCTTGAATAAAAATGAACCAGCATAGTCATGTGGCAACTTCAAACCCGTCTCGTGACCGAATGAAACTTCGGTCAAATCTCCCTTGTATACTGTAGATGGCATGTCGGCTCAACTCAAGGCACTAACTCCGCAAAGATAACTACTTCTATCTGAAAGGTCATACGAAATAAAACCTTTGACCTATCTGAAAGGTCGGTGCGAGTCTTATACACCATACGGTCAAAGTTCTCACCATCCCCTTTTCTTACGGAGTGAATGAGGCGGCGTATCTCGTTTTCCATCATTTGTAGATGTTTTCTACCCTTAGATGTACGAGCATCTACAGTGATATTTATGCGAGTTGTAACGAAATCATACAATAATTCAGGGGCTTCCTCGTTATGCGCCGTCTCATAACATAGGATGTAGTCGTGACGGGATAAATCAATTCTTTTTCCCCTCTCAGCACCGACTGTTGCGATGTCGGCGATTACTGGTTTGATGTTACCAGTGTTGGCACGATTCCACTCATCAAGAGTAGAGACAACCATATCAAGAGATTCAGTAAATGTTGCTACCATCAAAATCACTTCGCTTTCATTTCAGCATATTGTTTTTTATTGGGTAATAAAAGACCACTTTTGAATACTAATTTATACTCAATTAGAGAGGGGGACTCACGAAGCATACGCTCATCTGCACGCTTTAAGGCAGCATCAATTAAACCTTGTGGTGCTGGTTTATTATTCTGCTTATAACCCTCTTCAGTTTTCATGATGTTTTCATCCCCTAATTCCTGTGCTTCTACCTTATTACGGTAATTTTCAGGCGTTTTAGTGACTACTTCACGCATTTCCTTTTGGTATTTAGGGTCCGACATCTCAATAGTCAACAACTCCAAATACTCATCTTGAGGACCGCTAACCATAATAATCACTCAAATACAATGACCTCGATATAACGAGCCAAGATACGGTCAATCTCACTCTGTAAAAGTTGAATCTTAGAAGTAAGGTCCACATTTTGTGTGCCTTCAGGAATCAAAACACTTCTATCATCTGACATCAAGACATCAATTGCTACCATCTTAGTAGCAACTTCTTCAATGGCCTTCTCCAAGTATCTCTCGCCGTAGATATATGAGGCTTTAATCGCATTCCATTCAAAGAAAGGATAAGAATTATTGAAGTAAACAACACCCATCTCATGGTCAAGCCACCAGTCTCGCAGTCTTGCGTTATCTCCCTTACTACTGCCTCCTTGAAGGTCTATTTTGAAGATATACTGGGTTAATTGACCAGTAATTGAAGAAAGTGCCGAGCCTACTACAATAGTACACCCAGTAAAAGTAGTAGGCGTCTTACCTGTATAACTGAATACATCACCACTCGCATCAAGACAGACACCTGCATTAACAAACGAAGCGGTATCATCCACAGTAATAGTTGAACCAGCGAGGCCAACGAATGTGGCTATAGCACTACTTGTTTGGCCGAATGAGATATTGGTATCAGTGGCTACAATAGAACAAGTCTCTCCACCTTTACCTGCTCTCATGCTGGTTATTTTCACGACTCCTGTACCATAATCAGAATTAGCCGTAGCAAGGAACTCATTATTGAGTGCTACATTGGCTGAAGAGCCTTCTAAAATATAGGCTGGAGCGAAATCCACTGCTGCTTTAGATACTCGGTCCTCTTTGTTAATCAAGTCTGCAAGATTTTGAGAAGAAGATGCCGGGTCAAAATCGGCACGCCATTGAGAAGTACCTGTCCCAATCGTAAGTGTCGCAGCAGAGCCATTCCCTGAAGATATGACAATAGAACCTGTGAGTGCTCTTACATCATCGGGCATTTTGATACGAGCCTCTGCTGTAGCAATTTCACGATAATCGTCTCCCTGCCATAATTCAAGACGAAGGATTTGTTGAACATTACGGAATAGAAGAGGGGCAGTACCTACATAGTCAGTATAGTACCGGCGACGATATGGTTTGTAAGTGTCAAAATTGATGTATTCAGCACTCACAAGATAGGGTCGCCAAGCATTGTGTGTGATGTTATCAATCTTATCTTGAGCCTCTTTGATACGAGTCTCTACGATTGATTTCTTCATACCACGAGTTTTACCATTAGTGAAGGATGCTGTATTCTGTACATAGGCATTGTCAGCAGCCTGATAATCAGCGTGAGTTATACTATCAGCGAAGGATAGTTGGACACCAAGAGCGTTTGTTGTGATTGTCGTTATAACTCTCTCTAAACCCAAAGGGTCTGCGTCGGAGTATAGAAGAATGGTGTCACCAACAGTGAAACCAGTAGTTCTGTAATCAGCACCAGTAACGAAAACGGCAGTAGCAGTGCTATCTCCGCTTACAAGAACGGCTTCTTGAGGGCCTATTGAGAGAAAATCTGCAACTTTTTGTGCAGTGGTATAAACAATAGCGGAAGGGTCAAGAGGTCTTGTTTCAGCCTCGCCGGGTGAGAATACTATTGGCATCTAATCACGCTCTATTTTCAGCATCTATATGCCCAAGATTATACTCCATTGGCTTGTTACAAGCACCACATGACTCACGCCATAGGAAATGAAGCATACCACAGTTTTGACATCTTGTGCCTGAACCAATGTTCAAGACATCTGCTGCCTCTGAATTACGATTGCGTTGCTCAGAAGTAATCCCCTTGAGAGGATTCTCTTCATCAATGACTTTGCCAAGTAAAGTAGAAGCGTCAGAACGAATGCCTTGTTTTTGAAAACGCTCAATGTCTGTTAGGTCAATTGTTTGTTCGGCCAGTGACATACATACTCCTCACTCTCAACTGGTTGTCACAAAGATAAAAACATTTCCAAGAATAACATGTGGGTCGGCTGATACGCATGTGTTACTGGCAATTGCAGCACTAATAGCGGTTGCTATAGCAGCAGTTGCTGTTGTATCATTGAAATCTTTAGGCGGATAAGGCCCAAGAATTGTTACCGTCTTAGCCATTTAAGTCACCTCAAGAGCGGCGACCTATTGCGAGGAAAGTTCCACCAAGAGTTCCATGACCTATAGCAGTGGCTGCAATAGTAATTGTAGTACCACTGAAAGTAGCCATATCACCGGGCAAGATGCAATCTACTGCTGCATAAGTTGTTCCACCAGCAATATCAATATGTTGAATCTTTGCGAGATTACCTGCTCCTACTGGGTTTACTATTACTGCATCAATGCTTGCTAAAAGTCCACTCAAAGCAATCGAGGTATCTGTCGCTGCATAAGTTCCGGTTACAATCATTCTGTCACCGAAATAACTCGGTCTTGCGTCAATAGTTACTGCCATTATAGTTCATCTCCTGTTGTTTCTTCAAGACTCTCTTCAATAAGAGCCTCAGTTTCTTCTACTCCATCGGGACTCATTACAGTTTCCACGAGTGATAGAAGAGTAGTTTTTGTTGCATAGCCTTTCGGTGTAATGTCATAAGTAGAAAGCCACTTAGAGATGTCTGAACGACTCCATCCCGAATCAGGGATGCCATCGTTACCAATATCTACAGATGCTTCATAGTCCTCAATGATGTAATCAGGACCAAAGCGCAAAAAGTATTTGTCCATCCAAGCCTGTGTTACTTCACGAGTTTTACCTCGTAAGAAGGCTGGATGGGTTGCATCCATATTCGGTGTCTCGTAAGAGCGACCAATGTATGTTATCTTAGGCAAGTTTCCTCACCTCAGTTGTATAGTACCATTACAGTGGTTACATTTGCCGAACCACTCAAGTATTGTAGAGTAAGGGTAAGTGCTGTAAAAGATGCACCAACTGCTACTGCTGCTGTACCACCATCGGTTGCCATTACGCTCAGAATAGAAGTTGCTCCACCAGCGAGGATGATTGTTTCACCATCTGCGCCACCTGTTACATTGAATAATGCCATCTTAGGTGCTGGGTCATATCCGTTTGCTCCATCGCTATTAGAAGCGTTGAAAGTACCCGGACCACCGCCCGGATAAGATACATCTGCTGCGCCGTCAAGCCATTCTGCTGAGTCTGCTGACCCTGCACGAAGTTCCCAGTTACCCACAAGGGTTGCTGTTGCTGTTCCTGTAATAGTTAATTCAGTTGCCATTATATTTCATCTCCATTATTTTTTTTTATTTTTTTGCTCAACTCAGGTCACGGATGCTTGCTTGTTCTCCGAAGAAAGTAGTCCATACTTCACCCATTGTGCGGTAAAGTCCCTCTTGTCCGAGGCGGTTGATTGCGAATGGGTCACCAGTTTCAATTCCACTCTCAAAGTATTGGGTTGGAATTGCTGTGCTGAAGTAAAGATAGTCAGTATCAAGGAGATACATACGACTTAGACCGTCTTTTGTCATGTCCTTGGTAGGAATGATTGGGACACCGTTGTAGGTTGCTACAATGAATCCGGCTTCAATACCCGGTACACCCTTAACACCGTTGTAGGTTGGAGTAACACGCTTCTCTTCCATGAAACGCTGTTGCGCCTGTAGGAGTTGCTGTAGTCTCATTAGAGTATCATATCCAGTTAGGATGCACTTAGGGTTACCACCACGCTCCCAAACTTGTTGGAAGATTGTGTCAAGGTGGTCAAGTGAAAGAGTTCGGCGACTACCTGCTGCTCGGTCTGCACCACAGTTTACTTCTGCGTTAGACCATGCGTTTGCATTTCGGTCAATGCTGTAGATGTCAAGGTCACCTGTGCCACAGTGGTCAGTTCCAGCGGAGGCACCCATTTCCATAGATGTTAGTCCACCGGATGCTCCACCGTCATTACCAGTAATGCGGTCAAGGGATTCAAAGTTGTTACCAGCAGTTGTTTCGGAGTCCACAAGAAGCATCTTGTTTACCATCTCTGCGTGATGCTTACCCATTTCTTCTTTGAGAACTGAGCGCATGTCACCCATACCATCATCCTTGTCAGCAAGGAAAACAGCGACTTCGCTTACATCAAAAGAGTGAGCGATGGTCTTAGGCTTTGCAGCAACATGTTGGAACACAGGCTTAACAGTTTCAGGCAGTGTGCCGTTCTCTGCAATTCCACCGTGTACAACACCGGAGTTTGGTTTGTCGGTAATGACTCTCCATCCACTGCGCTCCCAAGGTTTCTTAGGAAGAACTGAGAATGCGTTGAACTCTTGGTTCAACTGTGACCATACTTTACGGCCATATATTGCTTGGTAAGTTCCAGCAGTTGTGCTGAGCATTGGTGCATCCGACTTCAGAAGTTCACTACCAGTGTAGGTGTAACCCATTGAGTTACCTGCCCCATAGTAGTATCTTTCCATATCGCTGACTGTTCGTACATAATCTCGTGCCATTATATTTCATCTCCTATTTTTTTTATTATTGTTGTTGAGTTTTCACTCGCTGCGGTATAGCCCTCCAGCCAGTTGGTGAACTTCATCCCATGTCATGTTACCAAGGTCTTGAGTGCTTGGCACTTCAAGATTTGTTTTCCCTGTTGGTAAAGACTTAGAAAGCAATTCGCCTCCTCCGTTGGAAAGATTGTCAATGCGTTCATTGAGTGAACCGAGTGCTTTCATTACTTCATCAAGAGGAGCACGAGCATCAAAGTTTTGTGCCCCTGCCTTTGTGATTTCTTCGGTACGCTCGTGAGTGTAGCGGCCTTCAAAGTTGGATTCAAGAGAGTTACGGAACTCTTCTTCTTGCTTTGCAGCCTTGAAAACTCCGTATGCTTCTTCGATTCGGTGTCCACCAATAGATGTAGAGTTAATGAAGTCAGACTTCTTTGTGCTGCTTCCCTTTCCACCACCAGTAGTACGGGAAATTGCGTTAGTAGATGGGTTGCCTCCTTCTTGAGCACGACCCTTGACTTGTCCAGCGAAGTAATCTGCGCCGTCGCCAATTGATTCAGGAGTAGAGCCAAGATTTGCCTTTGCTACATCATCAAAGTGTTGTCGTGCTTGTCCGGTATTGACACCAGCAGACTTGAGTGTGTGTTCCATCCAGTCAAGATATTCAGATGTGATAACATCAGAGAACTGAGACTTTTCTTTGTCGTCTTTGTCCTCATCCTTATCATCTTGTGCTTCTGTATCTTCAGGAGTATCATCTGAGTCTTTATCCCCTTTGCCTTTTTTCTTGGCAATTGCAGCAGCAAGTGCTGGGGGTAGTTCGCCTTTCTCCATAGAATCAAGTCGCCCTTCTAAGCGGCTTAATACATCGTTCATTTGGTCCATTACTTCATCAGTCATTTTGGTCACCTTGTTTTTATCTTCTTTTAATATGTTGAATGTTGCTTCGGGGTTAATTCCTTTTTCACAGATTGTTATTTCGTGTAGTTCTAATTTTGAGATTTCTTGGTAAGTGCCGTGGTTTTTATCGCTTTTGTTTACTCGCTTGAATGCTTGTCCTCCGATACTAAATCCCGCTAAATTGCCCTTGCGTATTTCGCTGGCGACTTCTCGTGCTTTTTCAATATCATCCCGGAGTTGTACTACGACAAACATTCCAGCATCATCTACTTCGCTTTTCCACAACCTCCCTTGATTATCCGTATAATTTGTTATTACTTCACCGACTTGTATATTTGAGTGTGCTAATTGGACATTTCGGTATTTAGGGTCACTCATGAACTTTTTGAAAGCGTCTTTCAATGCTGTCCTTGTGATTAAGTCTCCCTGTTTGTCTACTAACTCTACTGAAGCATAACCTGCAACAATGAGGTCACTCCCCGATTTGAGGAGTTCAATGCTTCGTTGCCGAGTTCGTAACACACTGATTCACTCTCTGTCGCTTCACCTATATCAATGAACCTTCATCGGTTTTTTCCGATTCTGCTTCATAAGTGGGGGACTGCTTAGCATTTTTCTGTTTTAACCTTCTTTGCGTAACTGAAGGGTATTCTTCTTCGGAGTCCTCTGTTGGTCGCTCAATCATGTCCCAATCGGGTACGCTTTCCTCACTCACGAGACTGGTTGGCCCTCTTGGGGATTCAATAGCACTACCTACATTTATGCCCATACCACGAGCACCCGGTCCACCTGTCATTTTCTCCTTTTCCAGAATATCAATTCTTTCTGTTAAGTCAGCAATACGAGATATAGTTTTCAACATAGGTTTTAGAATGGTATCTTCACTCTCAGCCTCAATAACCCCAGCAGAATCTTCTTCACTACGCTTCCTATTTTTTGGCTTATCCATAGAATGTGCAGGTTCTATACCTTTCATCATTAAAGAAACAGCCTGATTCCATAGCGGTCTAACGCTTTCAGCCAGTTGTAAAGTGTAGTCAGATTGACTTAATTCACCCATTACTGACTTAGGAGAATGTGCCCAATCCCCAGTATGACTGGATTCTGCCTTGTAAATTACCTCGTCTAACCCATCAAAAACGATAGATATTTTATCATCTTTGAGGATTATATCATAAGGAATCGGGATTATAGGATGAGATTTAGCCAATAAAGATAGTGTTTCAAGACTCGCTGGACTCTCTGATTCAGCCTCTCCTACTATCTTTGAAGAGGTTACATCATAGATTATTTTGCCTTTACGATTGCGCTTTTTGACACCTGAAACAGAAACTGATACAGTATCTCCTTCGTTAAATGGCTTAGGACTTTTAATTGTACCAACATCAAGATACTGTTTACCGTCATATTCAACACCACGATTTCCAAAACCTTCAGAATCTAATGGCCCTGCTCCTAATCGGTATGTGTATGGCCCTTTTCCTCTAACATCTAAGATTATGAAACTCACATTCTTATTACTACGAAGTAAAAACCACTTAGGATGTCTACGCTCCCCACGCATGTAAGTAGATTTTGCGTCACGAAGTAATAATTGGTTATGTTCTTCTTGGAGACTCTTCACAGTAGACTCTAAACCACCTTCTTCTGTCATACGAGTATCATATGGACCGGGTATTAAGACATGTTCGTGGCTATCAAACTGTCCTCTGAGGACTTTTAACCTCTCACGAACCGTTAAATCAGCGATATTTGTATCATCATAATCAATAATATCTATGATATGGATAACATCTTTCATTTTTACAGCGTCAACGGTGTAATTTTGCTCAGTTATCGCCTCAAATTGCTCTTTATCATCATCACTTAGGGGTACTGCGTCGTTATTTTCATCATAACAAGTAACTTTACTATCCTTTCTTGTGACCATCATACGCTTTCCATCATAGAAAGCAGATACTACCCAGTCTCCACTGAAACCTCTTAGGGCTTCAAAGTCTTTCAAAGAAAATATACGGTGCATTGGTAATACAGGGGGTGGTTTTGATTTATCATCCTTCAATAAAGCGTCAGGATTCATCAATACAGTGAGTGTTTCTAATGGGTCGCTTGTTGAGATTTTATTTGGGTCAATGTTTGACGGTAAACCAGCAACATCAGGGCGATTCATATTTGTTATTGCCACAGGAACTTGATAACCTGATGAAAGAACCTGCTTAACAGCCTCTTCACCATGAAGTGATTTCATCGCTTCTTCAGGTATAGAGTGTAAATACTCAGTCTCAGTATTAGTCCCAGCAATAGCAGTCTTATTTCCGGGGAACTCAAAACCTACAGATGGCGTCATTGGATAACCACTATCCATTCCGCCTGAAATATACATATCCTGAACAGATACTCCCTCATTATTAGCGGGATGAATTGGCTTAGCACCCCAACCAGCACTTCTTACTGTAGTTGAAGGGGCAACAACCTTGTCCATTGTCTCTGCCTTTGTTGGGTCAAACATGTAAAGGTCATGAACTCTACTTTTCGCAGTATTAACGGCCTCATTTGACCATCCTTTGGTACTTCCTATAGCGTTCATGCCTTTTCCATAATCACTACCACGGTGACTTAATTGAATACGAGATAAACCATGTAAATCTATATTTTTTTGCTGAGTAGGTCTGAATAGATTTTCCATCAAACCCAAACTTCTACCATATTTATTATTGAAATTGGCTTTGAACTTCTTGTTTGCACTTTTTTGAGCAGAAGCATCGGTATAGTGAGGTCGAGTGCTTATGTGGTTAGCAAGAAGTCCATCAATTGTATCGTGATGCTCACCACTAAGAGTAGAAAATAGTTTATTTTGCTCTTCACCAGCAAAACTAACCCCACTACCAAGTAAATCTCCATGTCGTAATACTTTTACAGGAGCATCCATACCCTCTAATAACCTCTCAATCATATCATTATGAGCCTTATCATTAGGTAATTGGAGAAGTTGTCTAACCTTTTCTTGAGACATAGTAGGAAGAATCTCCTTTCCAGCCATACCTAAGACTTGAGCAATAGTATGGTGTGGAGATACAACTTCATCCTTCCCTTGAGATAATAATTCACTCGCACTCTTCGCTTCCCTCTTAATATCCCCATAACCATGAGTTGTTAATCCATGAGAAGCATGAGGTAATCGTAGTAAAGCCATGTTAGCATCTCGCATCAAACGAGAAGTATTTGCTAAGAACTTTTCAGGGTTCTCAGGATTGAATGCATCGGGGTCAAGTTTCTCCATCTCAGGTTTGAGTTTATGAGCCATTTGCATAATAGCACTATGGTCACTTTCATCCTTTATCTCAGATTGTTTTGCATCCCAATCCCAACCTTTCTTATTATCAGGTATTGCCTTCTTTTCAATATCCTCTATCTCGCTTTCAATTTCATGTAATCTCACATTGGCTCGTGCATATTCATCACTACCATATTCATAATTCATTATGATGTTACTTATGTCGTCATATTCTTCGTCTAATTCGTCTACTCTATCTTGATGAGCGGGATTAAGAATCCTAAACTCCCCAGTTTTCTTTTTCTTATGACCTTGGAAGATACCGAATAATTCCTTACTCCCTTCACTATGAGATAACTTAGTTTTAGCAGTGATATTATTGACTTTAAGCCAACTATGTTTACCCATTGGTTCATGTGGTGGATTAAGACGACCACCCGCTGTAACTAAACGATGGGTTTGTCGTGCGTTACTGTCGCTTTGGGTTACTTTATTCCCCATACCCCCGATAGCGTTAATTGCATTAGAAGAAAAATGTCCATGTTCTCCCAGTGCTGCTCTATTTGCAGTACCTCCAGAATAATACTCTTTTAATTCATCATCAGTCATATATCTGACTTTATTTGAGTAGCCACTTGAAAGAGAAGTCATACCTTGGAATGGTAGATTCTTACTATTCCTTGGTTTTTTAACCCTAATATGAGAGGCTGAATCCCATAGCGAGGTGATTCCGTGAGCACCTGCGTGCTCTCTTGTCTCTTTAGAAAATAGAGAAGGGATATAACGACCCCAAAGCCCTACTGTTTTTGGATTAGGAACAAAACGGTCACCTTCTACTTTACCCATTATTGAATATCCATCATCATCTTTCGGTAATGAATCGTGCATCATTTCTAATTTATTCAATACATTTCTTCCTACCCCTCCTTGGTGATGAAACTCTTCAGCGAAGTGAGCACCGAGACCTATAGGGTTTCCCGAAGAATCTGTAAGCCAGTGCTCTCTTTCACTTTCTGGGATGTCTTGAATATCAGGACCATTACTACCTAAATGATGAAATCCATCGTGATTACGAATAGGTTTTTGTTGTTTAGTTACCTCTGCGAGTTTTTTAGCGTGCTTTATGACTTCGGCAATTTTATCCTTAGCAACAAGCGGGCCTTCATATCCTGTTAGGAGAGGGTGATTCTCTATTTCTGTCATATCAGAATTATAACCACATAGTCCCAGCATAGTATCTAAACCAATATGCTCAAATGGTTTTTCATCAAGTATTTTCAACTCACTGAGTATTCCTTCACTAAGACCATGTTCGTGCTCGCTTGCGCCTTTATTGATTTTATGACCTTGCATCATGCCTCTTACGGGCAAATGCAAAAGAGGGGGTTCATCCCCCTCTTCGTATGTTCCCGGAACATTAGAGTCCCTATGTTCTGTTAAGAGTTCATTATATTCATTAAGAAGATTTTGATAAAACGAAGTTGATGATTTATTTTCAGAATCATATGGTACAGATTGCATAGCCTCCATCAAAGCCTGTTTAATGAAGGTACTTTCACCATCGGGTATATCATCTATAGTTTCATAGTGTTTCTTAACATTCGGCCCATGCATATGTTGAGGTCGAGAATATGCGTTAAACTCACCAGTAAATCTCTGAGCAAGATTTCTTTTGATGCGACCAGCAGAAACTGTGTTTTTACCACTCAATTTGATAGTTTGAGCATCTTGTGCATCACTTCCTGACTCATGAAGATGTTCTATAACTTTGTGTCTATCAATAGGACTCATGAACTCCAAGCCATACAAGTAACCTTCATACCCTAATCCTTCTTTGATTTGGATAGGGTTAAGGTCGTCAGGATTTTTTCCTGAATAAATATATTCTTGAATCTCCTCCTCAGTCATATCATCTTTTGGATTAAGTGTCTCACCATGAAATTGGTCGCCTTCCCATTTATCAGCAACATCCTCAAAGTGTTTTAGTCTAAGAGCATGTTCGTGCTCAACCGTCTTTGGATATTTTTTAATCATCTCATCTCTGATTTCAGGATTAGCCGCCTTCCATCTTTCAAAATCATCCATGTAAATATCATGCTGATAATGGTCACCTAAAGAGCCGAGGAAACTTTGCTTTTTTGAATCAATACCCTTTGTATTATCATAATAAGACTTACCAATAACAGATAAGTTACCTTGCTTCTCCTCATATCTCTCTTTACCCATCTCTGCATATTTGTACTGTTCAGCCAAACTCTTCTCTCCGGGTTTTGATGCTAAATAGAAACGGCGTAATGTCTCTACCATCTTTGACCTATCAGTTAGTGTATTTTTCCGACGAAGTGGGTGATGATTTTTATGATGAGGATGCGATTCAGGATAATGTACAAATTGATTATATTCAACATGAGGGAAAGAAGATGCTACATCTTTCAGTTCTCTTTCTTTTGTACGACCTTGCCAATGATGCTTCCCAAGTTTCATCTCCGCCCCTCTTTCAAAAGAAGGGGTTCCTTTTTGCTCTGCTTTTAACAGAGAATCGCATACTTCGTCAATTGATGTTCTCTCTATAATCTCTTGATGATATGCTAAGTTCATCTTAGCGAAGTTAAAATCTCCAATAGCATTTAGATAATCAATGCCATCAAAGATGGACTTTAGAAGTTCATTACGACTTCGATAATACCAATCAGTTGGATTTTCCCTCATCTAAAACCCCTCTTCATTTGAGGTGTTCTTTCATTGGACAGTTACCACGGCAACCAGAGTATTGGTTACCTCCGCAGTGTTTGCATACAGATTTCAAAACCCCGTTATCTTCAAGACGACTTACCCCACCGCCTTCGTGTGGGTTAAGCATTGATGCGAGTTTTTCAAGACTGATTGAGACTGAAGTTGAGCCTTTATTAGCCACATCTTCTGAGTCAAGTAAATGTTGATTGGTAGAATAATATGCGCTACGAGTTGTGCCGCCACTTTCAGAAACAAAAGCCATGTCTTGTGGGTTAGTATTGAATGATGTAGCAAATGTTGGTTGAGAACCTTCATCCCCTGATTTATTAACATCAATCCCTCTTTGCTCAGGAGTCATTCTCTTAGAACTTTCATCATCGGGTCTTTTGAATGTATTTCGCCCACGGCCTTCTTCCCCTCTTTTCTCTCCACGAACTCTTACTTCAGAGCGAGGTGGTCTTTTTGCCTCCTCGTCTGAAGCCCATTCTCCACCGATTTGGGCCTCCACATCACCAACTTTATCTTCAAGTTCACGCATATGTTCAAAATCGCCTCTTTCACGCAAATGCTGATATTCCTCCCATCCTAACGAACCCTCTTTTGCAGAAGGTTCCCCACGGGATGTTGGGACTCTATACAATGACCCTGACTCCTTAGCAGCATCTCCTATAGTAAAAGTGTCTCCATCTTTTACAAGTGAATCAATACGAGTAATCATATCTCGTGCTTTATTCATTAAATCAAATGCCTCTCTGCTAATTGGGGATGGGATAGGCTTCATTGTGTCACCTCTGTTTCTTTGGCTTGTCCAGCCATTTCATGAATCTCATCCCAAGACATTAGATGAATGTCACTATTTGAGTATTCACCTTGGCTCTTGAGTAAACCGGAACTCATTTCATTTTCAACGCTAACATCGCCTCTAAATGCATCAGTAGATACATCTTGACTCAGAGGAGTCATAGTAGCAACAAAACCTGCTTTTCTTAACATGGAAATTGGGTCACTAACAGCGTTTCGTAGTTGTTGATTCTCTGCTTTAAGCATTTGAAGGTCACCATCCATAGATTCCATTTTTGAAATCAAGGTACTCATTAAACGCTCAGCGACAGATTCTTCAGACATATTTACACCTTCACTTAGGGGAATAACGACCAAATGTACCGTAGTGCTTTCTTGAGCCGTTTCCGACACGAGCAGATACAATTACACCGGGTAATACAGCACTTCGTTGTGAGACATCAAACTTCTGCCCACTTTGATTCATTTTGATAATAGTAGATTCACCGGGTTGAACTACATCAACCAGTTCCTCTGCCTTTTTCACTGCCGTATGAATATCATCATTCAAATACCCAGCAAACTTCATAATTTCATTCAAATGTTGTTGTGCAGCAAACGGGTCACTACTCTCCAATGCTTTATTGAATGCATCAGTGTGAACTGTCAATTTTCGTGCCATAGGATTCATTTTCAGTAAGTCCATAGTCTCGCCTCTATTACCTTCGTAGTAATATCACCCTAAATAGCCTTACGCACCACGAAGCCTTCTACTATTTTGTAAGGACTGTACATTCTGCTGAGGTATAGATGGAGCGATACCTCTTTGTTGGACACTGCTCATTGGTGCTCCCGCACCCGGACTACCTCTTTGTTGAGGTCTTGCTGGGCTTCTTGGAGTGCGTATTCCCATACCTTCTCCTCCCGGTTGTGAAGGAGGCATTGGCATTCCACCCGGAGGCATACCCTGATGGCCCATCATACCCGGAGGCATTCTACCTTGATGCATCATTTGGGGTGGCATACCGCCGCCCGGAGGCATACCGCCGCCCGGAGGCATTCCACCACCCGGAGGCATTCCACCACCCGGAGGCATACCGCCGCCCGGAGGAGGCATTCCGCCTTGAGGTGGTTGAGGTGGTTGAGGTGGTTGAGGTGGCTTCTTACGATAACTGAATCGGACATCTCTATCCCCTTCTTCTAACAATTCAGGTTCATAACCAAGCATTTGCATACGCTGAGCAAGATTGACTTCCATTTCATCACGGCGTAAACGGGTGATTTCATCTTCTTCTTCGTTAGGATAGAGTGTTAATTTCCAATCAGAAATGTCAAGTTCACGAAGCATACGAGGGAATAGAACATCGGTGTAAATCTTCTGTCCGAACTCAACAGCACGATTAGTAACAAGAATCTGTAGACCTTCATTATTGAGTCCACCCGATTTACCATTGTCAATCATGAAAATTGACGATACACCATAGAATGCAGCAATACGGTTACGGATTTCATCACGAACAGCGATGTATTGCATCTCTTCAAGTGTGTCCATAAACTTGACCCAGTTCACACCACCACGCCCTGAAGCCGATTCAATACCAACTTTAGGAATGTAATGCGGGTCACGCTCCATCTTTTCATCAACGCCTTTCCAAAAGGACTTCATTGATTCAAGATTGTCAGTAGTAACACTTATGATACCTTTAGGAATCCTACGCTTCTGATAAGCAGTATAGATGTAGTTATCCATAGCAGTAAGTGTCATGGCTTGTCTCCAAAGAGTGTTTACTGGGGAACGCCCGTAAAGTTTACCGGGATTATATTTTGATAAGTGAATAACTTCACCCTTCATGAAGTATTGATTTTTACCTGAACCAGCCATATTGACATAGTGTGCGTCAACTAAACGAGCACCGCAGGTCTGACACTTTGGTTCTTGACCGGGATATGCAACCATGTCACGATGAATACGACAAATCTTGTAGCGGCCACCACGAACCCCACGCTTGTCAGCGATAATACGCATAAAGATAGGGTCACCACGAATGATTTCCTTCACTCGATAAAACTGAACCTCTCCTGTTTTATCATCAACATAATACTCTTTGATGAGTAAAAGGAAGGCATCATCTACTATATTCAAGTCTCTTTCAACTTCTGCTAAAACTTGCATGAAAGTCTGTTCCATAGAGTTTTCTCCATTCAATAACCACTTGGCGTAAAGTGATTGGTTAATATCAGGTTTACGAACCTCTCCCTCACAGGCGGTACAAGTATCAACTTCATGTTGAAACTCTTCTTCGCATTCAATACATTTCATTCGGAACTTCTTTTCCCAATAATAACCTCTACGGAATACTTCTTGTCCTAACTTTGTAATCACAGTACGAAGGATGAGATTCTCATTTGAAACCGCATAAAGTGCAGGGAGTGTAATACCCTGCGCTAAAACTGGTTCTTGTATACCAGTAGTATACAACGGCATCTGAGGTTGAGGTGTAGTACGCCTTCGGAATGGAGTCGCTAAACTTGAAAGGAAGCGACTTACGATACCTTGTTCTTCTCCCATCATAGCCCCTCCTTATATTTCCCAATGGTGTCTATATCAATTCCCCAATCATCTAAAAAAGCACGAGATTTCTTTTTATCATCTTTCCAATTTTCAAATCGTACTAAACGCTTGAGTTCTTGTTTACGAGTTTTATCCTTTTCATCAATGTAAGCCAAAACTGCCTTTGCTTGAGTTGACTTCATTTTTAGGTGGGGGGACACCCCACCAAGTAACTTTCGTAAATCAGCCTTTGAATAAAATTGAAGGCGATGTTGACTGCGTTGACTTTCTTTGTAGACTTTATTATCAGTAGAAAGAACACCACAATCCAGTGTCTTGAATAAATCCTCACAATGAATCTTACCTCTATCCCCAGTTGCTATCATTCCCGCACGAGGCTCGCCTCGCTCGGTGATGGTAATGTAACCATCGGCATCAATAAATCCAGCACTGTAAGACCAAACATCTTTCAATACTAAACCATCACTGGTAATACGAACATAAGTTCCTTTGATAGCACCTTTCACAATATCTACATCTTCACCGTACATATTCAGTAGGGTGGTGAGTTTTCTATCTGTTTGAGATTTTTTAAGTAACCCAGCATCGGATAAATTACCTCGTATAGTATTAGCCTTCATTGGACCTTTTACAAGGAGTTCATTAGATGCAAAGTCTAAGAAATCTTTTTCTGCTTTTGATAATTTATCAATTGGATGGAGGGAATTAGTCCACATTTTACGAGCAGAACTTCTGTCTTTCATAGCACCAGCCCATGCTTGCTGTTCTTCTACTCCCCAAACATCTTCATGCTCATCAAGCATTTTCAAAGTCTGCTCAGCCTTATCCCATAACATACATGCTTGTTCAAGAGACACACATCTGCTCTCACCAAACTTCCTCAAACTTTTCAATTTACGGTCATTAAGTCCGAGTTGTTTGATAGTGTATTCATAAGAATCTCCCCAAGATAATCCTTTAATTGTCATATCTGTTTCAAGAGATTTAATTGCTCTCACATCTTTGATAAAATTATCAATTTCATCACGATTGTCTTTATTGGCCCTTCGTGCTTTTCTAAGCCTCTTTACAAGAGTCTCAGCGTTACATCCAAGTGAGGATTCAAACCACCCATCTCCATTAAGAGCGAAGTGGTATTCCTTCTTAATCGGAGCAGGGTTTTCTTTGGAAACAGGGGTAAAGGTATGTACTTCACCAAAATCATCTTCTATCAATGCTGACCCCCACATAATTTGACCTCACTATTGACCTCTACTTAACTTTATTTACCAAGCCTTACCCCAAGATAATGCATGTTCTATTAAACAAGTAACACATTTTTTTTCATGTGGTGTTGGGAGTGCCCTACATTTCCTACAAACTGTCCTAAAACGAATACTATCCGGTAGAATCTTACGAACTTTATGCTTAAAGCGAGGATAATGATGAGAGCGTAATTTAGTTAGCATCTTTCCCCCCTACCCAATTCATAAAATGAGTAAGTGTTCCTCCACCGAGTCCAGTGAGTAAACCACCACCGATAACTTCAGGTGGGAGAGCCTTCTTTTTGGTATCAGCGTCAGCAAAAGCCGCTGTTTTCATATCATCAAAGATTTGATTGTATAGGTTTTCCTCTTTTGTTTTAGCAGGGATTTTCTCTTGCACTGCAATTGGTTTGCTCGCTTGCTCTCGCTGGCTTTTTTCTGCTGTACGCTTATTAAACTCATTAGACTCTTCTGTTGTCATACCAGCATATGGGTTACTTTCAGCATTAAGTTCACTCATTGAGCGAGGTTTGACATATCTATCTACATCTTGCTCAATTCTTTCTCTAAAATCTTCTTTATCCGATGATTCGTCGCTTATTCCATATTTACCATGGTAGTCGTCTCTTATGTGGGTTGACTTCTTTTTCGTATCAGGGTCAGCGACATGAACAGGGTCTTTGTCTCCCTTCTTTCCTACTGAAATAATTAAAACCATTCCATGTTTTTTTCCGCCTAATTTATCTTCTCTCATGGTATCACCCACTCTCCGTTTGTTTTTCCTGTAATAATGCGGTCAATACCGGGTAGAATATCATCAAGCATTACAATAGAACCTCTGAACTCTTTCGTAGCCCAATTAGCCAAAGCAAGTGCCATAGCCAAATCGTCATGTACACCAACACTCTCAAGCCTTCCACTTTTCTGCATACCGAATCTATTCAACTCTTCTTCTAATTTATGTGTAAATATCCTACTTTCCTCATTACCATAAGGTGTTTTGATATGTCCTTGTTCAAAAGCCATGAGTAATGACATGAAGATGCTTTCCTTTCTTGTACGAGTTGTCATAAATGTTCTAATAGGAATATCCTCACGCATTTCTTTTAACTCCATAGCAAACATTCGCTGAAAGTTGTTACCCTCAAGTTCAATGAGGTCAGGTTGGAATCTTTGATTGAGTAAAATGATTTGACGCTTCTGTGCTACTGAACTCATACCACGCTCGTGTATAATACCAACAATTTGTTTAATGTTATCATCAGGAGGTTGACGGAGTACAACCATAGCGGTGAAGTCAGCGTTCTTATCAGATGCAATCGCTGTGTCCCATCCAATGAAATGGTGACCGAAAACTCCCATAGCATCCCCGTTAGCATCATATTCCGTCTCAGCATTCTTGAGTAATATCAACTCTCTATCACGAGCCTTTTCAAGAACAGGCATCGGGAACATACTCGCAACATCGTGAATAGGTTCACAAAGATACTCACGAGTAAATTGAATTGCTGGCATGGATAATTTTCTATCTTCCAATGCTTCTAAACTCCAACGGTCAGGCCAAAGAGGGACACCTTCTTTGTTAATAGCGGGATATGTCTCTACTTGGAATGTCTCCTTCCTTTCTAATTCAGCATACAAATCATTGTAACTGAATGGGGTTCCTACCATCATAAGTTTACCTTGGTGGTGAAGAACAGGGAGGAGAACACCATAGAACCAATCAGCAGCACGCTGAAGTTCATTACCCGTCGTACCTGATAGAATATCATCACATACTACAATGTCAGGGTGGAAACCACGAGTTGCTCCACCAACCGACTTAGCCATAATACGGCTACCGTTAGTGAACTCAAAGTATGTCTTACGCCAAGGTATACCACCCGGCTTGAGATGTTGTAGACAAGGGGCAGCGTCTATGTTATTACGAATAAAACGCATATGCTCAAGTGTCTGTTCAAGTGAATGTGAGAAAACCATGATGTGTTTATCGGGATTAAATGCAGCAATCCAAAGGGCGTATGACATGAAGAATACAGATTTGCCGTGGTCACGACTCGCTTTGACGCAGTAGTATCGGTTATCAGTCAATCCATCATTCCATAATTTGTGATGGTCTGCATATTCAAAACCTAATACTGTTTCAAAGAAATACTTGAAAGAACGCTGGGACATCTTGGTGTCCATCTCAACGATGAGTTTTTTCATCTGCTCTTCTTCTTCACGCTTAACCATCAGCACACACCTACCATTCTTTTACTACCTGAAACTCCTACCATTTTCTTTGGTAACATACTTTGCTCTGTGGCACTTGGATTCCCTTTACCACTCATAGCCTCAGCAGCAGTTGTGTTTGCAGCAATCACATTAGCCGCATCAGAATCAGCATTGGGGTCGGGTGCTCCGGGTAACTGTTTTTGACCAGTCTCTACACCGATTGTGTTCCCACTTTTAGCAGTAGTAGGTTCTGCAACTTGAGGTGCTGCAACATTAACTAAACTTTGATTCGCTAATTGTTGACTCTGAATATCTTGTCTAATGTCCCCACTTGGTAAAGTCCCTTGAGGACCACCACCAGTTACTACACCAGTTTTTTCAGTACCTATATGAGTTGGTTGTCCCATTGGGTCTATTGCGGCTTCATTTGTATTAACAGTCATGTCGTGTCCTTGCGCTATCGCTGTATTTTTATTAGCGACTCTTCGCCCTGCTTCACTTTCAAATGGAACATCAAAACCTTGAGTCCCTTGAGTCATGATTGGGCCTTTTGCACCTCGCATGTTTATCATTTCATTTTCATTATGAGTAGTAGTAGGAGGTGCTACAGCGACTGGAGTAGGAGAAGCAACTTCAGGTTTAGTCACACCAACAGACCTACCAGCAAGATTCGCCCCTACATTACCTAAGCCTTCGCTAAGAGGTTTTTTTGTTTGCTGTTGAGCCATTTGTCCCATTTGGAAAGCATTCAAACCACCGGAAAATGCATCTTGGCCTTGAGCACCAGCATTAGCGAGAGCAACTGCTCCTCCCATGATACCAGCCGCAGTTGAAAGTCCTGTCCCGAACTCATTTCCGAATTGTCCCCATTTTGAACCTCTGTCAAATGCTGTTTGAGCATTCATACTGGCTTCGGGTTTCATTTGGTTTAGAGCCTTAGCGCCGTATTTATCTCCTTCATAAACTCCGATTTCATTTTTACCGGATTCATCCATTTGCGGTCTTGCTTCAAATTGTTGAGTCATTGGGTTTGTTTGAAGGCCAGCCATACCTTCAGGATTTACACCAGCAACTGACTGCGGAGCAGAGTTTGATTGACCTACTGCATACTGCATTTGTAGACCTGTTGGGGTTAATACCTGTTGCAGTTCTTTGCGAATAACACCGACACTACCCATTCAGATACCCCCGATATTTACTTTGACAACCTTTACGACATCAGTAGAAACATTCAATCTCTTAGCAATACGCTCCCAGTCACCAGCAGAGTGTGCTATTGAGCGCACATCTATAGCGGTTAAGTCCATATTCTTAGCAAGATGGCGAATACCATGCTCGTCTGCTACATTGATTTGACGAGGTAAAGCGTGCTTCATGATTTTCATGTCATTACGAGCATCGTCTAATTGCATTTGCTCCATCGCTTTCATGACCCTATCCATTGGGGATAAATGGGTATCTTCTCCTTTCATGTATTGACTGAGTAATTGTTGGCGAGGGTCACCCATTGTTTGCTGATACTGTTGCTCTTGAGGAGAGAGTTGTTGCCCCTGTCCTTGAGGTACTCTTGCACCAGCACCCTCCATAATTTGACGCAGGGATGCTGGGTCAGCACGACCTACATGTTGCCTCGCAGCAACTAACTCAGGGCTTTGAGGTGTGAATTGAGGTGTTCCCCTTGGAGGTAGCGGAGGTAGAGTCGCTTCAGTTGCTGGGGGAACGACAGCAACCTCCCTTGATGGTTGGGGAGGAGGTCTTACTTCCGGTCTTTTAGCAGTAGAAGCAGGTCGTGGGGTAGTCTCACGATTTACAGGAGACATGCTTACATCGTTATACACAGGAATATGAGGGGGTAATTGTTCAATAATTTGCTCAGGATAACCTTGTACATAACGAGAAGCCAAGCCTGAACTTGGCATCTCTTCAGGCAATTGTCTACGAGTTTGGTGACCGAAAGCCTCACTCAATAAATCAGCCAAAGCCTCTGTACCTGCTCTTCGCTGCGCTACTGAATCATGGCTTTTGATATTCAATCCCATAGCCTGAAGAGCAGCAACATCAATGTTACCTTCAGCATCTTTTGGCATATAACCCCTCAGAGCACTGTCATGTTCTTCATGAGGCCCACTCAACATAGCCTTGGCATAAAATGCAGCAGCATTTTTATGAGTACCTAATTTTTTAGTAGGGGTAAAACCTTCTTGAGTCTCTAAATGTTGACCCGGTAAAGTGTGACTATTCATTGTTTCATAACTCGCCCCAGCCCCATCAGTAGGACTAAACGCTTGGAGGATATGTTCAAACGCTCTCTTTCCAACACCCGGTTTTGCCGCACTACCACTAATGATACGACCAAAAAGCATGTTGAACGCTGGAGTTTTTGATAACTCTCCAATCATGTTGTCTAACATTCCGGGGCTTTTGAGGACAGTTCTAAGATTCATCATTGTATATTGGGGATTTCCAAGAGTTCCCGGTGTACTGTTAATCGGGACATCAACATCAGGTATCTTATTAGGGTCAATTACTTTCAATGCCTCAGCAATATGAGTTTTAGCACTGTCAATAGAGTTCTTTGGTCCAGTTTGTTGACGACCAGCCATCATGTGCATGAAGTCAGGAGTATGATTCATAATTTCCCATGATTGGATTCCAGTATGAGCAGCACTATGTTGTACACCTCCGGGAGAGTTTGTAATATGATGGTCAGGTAATGAATACCCCTGTGCTCCCATACCAATTACATCGCCACCCATACCCTTGAGTCTTTTACCAGCAGGGTGTAAATCATCAATAGAAATGTAAGGACTTTGAAGATACTCAGCCTCAACCATATCTTGAATGCCAAGAGTTTTCACCATTATATTTTGAAGAGCGTGATTGTAAGGAACAGCATATGATTCTACCATAGCCCCAACTTTCTCTTTACGATTTGGTCGGTTCGTGTAGGCTGTGA